TCCCCGATTAGTTTGTGGTAAGTTAACCTTACTTCTTGTTATTAGAACAAGTTGGATACAGTCACACGACGGTAGTAAACGTTTGAGTCTACAGTCAATGCGCCGTTGCCTTGTGAAGCGCCAGCTGAGAACGGGTTAGAGACCATGCCGTAGCGAGTCTTAAATCCGATTTTTGGCTGGAAGCTGTTTTCACCAACTGCGCGAACCATCTGCAATGGTACGTATGGGCAATAGAAGATACCAGCATCGAAAGATGAAGAACCTTTATAGCCTACAACCATGTAGTTAGCTCCGGCATATGGGTCGATGTATACTCTGTAACGACCGTTAAGAACACCGGCGAATGTGTTGCCTGTGTCGTCAACGTCAAGTGCATTGCTGTTCAATGCTGGAGTATAATCAAGAACGCCTGCCATTTGCAATGCGGATGCAACATCGGAAGAACAGATAACCATGTTACCTTTACCACGACGTGTACCTTTTGCGATTGCGTTTGCTTCTTGTTCGATTTGGAACATCAGGCCTTTGAATTTTTCAACTGACCAACGACCATTTGCGTCAACATCCAGATCAAAAGTACCTGGAGTTGCTGTACCGGCTGCGCCTAGTACCGCGTTTGTGTAAATGGTACGAACCAATTCACGGTTAATTTCAACCAAGATTTCTGATTGCAGAATGTTAGCCAATTCTGTTTCAGCATCCAAACCGTGTACGGCTTTAAGATCCTGAGCAAGCTCAGCTGTGTATTCCGCTTTCAGCTGGCGTGATTTCGCTGTTACGGAAACCTTCTCGATTGAGAATGCCATTTCGTTGAAGTTGGCGTCTGATTCAGCATCTGCAGTATCAAGGCCTGTACCAGTTGTAGTAACTGTTGAGTTGGCTGAACCCAATGCTTGTGCATGAGTACCTGTACCTGAGAAGTCTGTATCAGCTTCGTTATAAAATACTTCGTTAGCCGCAGCTTGCGTAGTATGTGTTGAACGCATTGCGAAGATCAAGCCTGTTGGGCCAGTCATCGGCTGAACACCAGCGATGTCATATGCGATCAAGTTTGGCATTGCACGACGTACCAATGAAATTAGGATTGGGTCGTAACCTGCAGTTGGTCCAGCAGCAGTTGAGCCTGCGCCGAAGCCACCTGTGCCTGCGTCGTTTACATGAGTTGCTTCAGACAAAAGCGAAGTCATGTTTGCACTCAGATCACCTTCAGATACTAGAGCTTTTTGAGTATTCTCTAGAACAGTTGCAGTGACCGATTTACGGTGCTGATCTTTAATGTTTGCAAAAGAGTCGTGCTCAAGAACTGGGCCCCACTTTTCTACAAGCGCTTGATAGTTTGACTGAGTCATATCTTTCTATCTCCTTGTTTATTGTTTGTTCGTCTAGGATTATTTATAAAGTTAAGGTTTTCAAATTATTTCTTAGCAAAAGCTGCGAGCAGAGCATTGATTGAAGGATCTTCAGAAGCTGGTTTAGCAACAACTGTTTCCTCAGTCAAGATTTCTTCCTCGTCGTCTTGAGCTTCCTCTGCAACCACCGGTTTGGATTCTGCAAAGAATGATTCTTTAAGAGTATTTAGATTTTCTGTATACTCATCAACGTTTTCGAAGTCAAGCTTTTCAGAAAGTACTTTCAGACGCTCAGCTTGTGTTAGCGTAAGTCCTTCAGTCATTTCGTTAAAAACTTTGTCAGCCTTCAGAGCCGCGATTTCTTTTGCAAGCGCAAGATTTTCATCAATACGTTTATTTGCATCGTCAGTCAGTTCTCCAACTTTCTCTTCAAGTCCAGCAACTACATCAACGACTTCGTCGTCTACTGCAATGTTGTGCTCAGTGAAAAGAACCTTAAGGCCGTCCATTAACGATTCTGCCATATCAACCTTGATACCGGATTCGATGGCAAGTTCGTTTTCTTTCATCCACTCTTCTACGACGTAGTCGAGATATGAATCAAGATTCTCAATAATTGTGTTTACAGTTGAGTCGACTGATTCTTGCATTTCTGCGTCAACTTTAGCTGCATATTCTTCTGTCATTGCTTCAGCTTTTTTCGTTGCCGATTCATTAACAGCTGCTTCAAAAACTAGAGTAACTTTATTTGTGAATTCCTCAGAAAGGTCCATTCCTTCAAACATTTTTGCAATTGATTCGTCGATAGAAATTACTTCTTCTTCAACGATTTCAACAGCATCAGTATCGGATGCTTCTTCTTCGTTCATTCCTGGTGTTTTAGTGTCAAGTTTATCAGCCTTTGGATCAACTGATTTCTTAACATCTGCTTTTTTCTTTTTGGCTGCGCCGCCGGCTGGTGCTGCTGGATCTTCTACTGAAGATGCAGGAACAGTCGAACCACCGTCGTCAACCGTGAACTTTTCGTCTAGGTCATGTTCTGACATATGTACTACTCCTCTATTATGGATTCGTTCTTCTTGGTAATCATATTTATATTAATTTTATTTTCTCAGCGATGTTAGGAACTTTTCAAACATTCTACCTGCCAAATTTTCATCAATTTGACGAACAGTCCGTTTATAAGCTAGCTTTACTTCTTTTTGGATTTCTTCAACTACTTCTGCAACTTCGGCCTGAGCTTGTGCTGGCAGCCAAGAATTAGAAGCAATATCGTAATAGTATTCGACGTTTTCCATCACGCCGTTTACAAAACAATTAGGACCGGAAGGATCTGTTACAATATCAACAGTTGACAAATGGAAATCGTTTTGTACTTCCATAATGCCTTCTTTAGTTGCTTTGACAGAACCAAGGCCACGCGTTGAAACTCCAAAAAGTACGCCTTCG